CAGCGTAACACAATCGCTAGAGACCTTGTAATGAAGAGAACTCTTAAAAACGGTAAGAGTCTCCAGTTCATCTACACAGGACGCACAAAATCCGAGTTCCATACACCCGGAAACAGCATACTAGGTAACTCCGATGGAGCACCTCCAGTAGCTGAAAAGACAATTACATGCGATGACCTATTAATCTCCAGTGCATTTGTCTATGAACTTGATGAAACACTTGCTCACTACGATTTACGTGGTGAAATTTCTCGTAAGATCGGCTACGCATTAGCTGAGAACTACGATAGAAGAATCTTCCGTGCTATAACAAAAGCTGCACGTAAGGCTTCTCCAATCACTAAAACAAACTTTGTTGAACCCGGTGGTACACAAATCCAAGTTGGTTCTGCAACTAACTCTGGAGCTGAAGCTTATGATCCTGACAAGTTAGTTACTGCGTTCTATGATGCAGCAGCTGCCTTAGATGAGAAAGGTGTAAGTTCTGAAGGTAGAGTAGCAGTTATCAACCCACGTCAATACTACGCCCTTATCAAGGGATTAGACGGATCTGGAATTGGTGCTTACTTAGTAAACAGAGATTCTCAAGGTGATGCTCTACAATCAGGAGAAGGC